CGACTGGGAGCCCTACGACACCGACAAGCACAGCGACCAGCCATGAGCACGCCGATGTTTCAGTGGGACATCCCCGCGCTAGGCGCAAAAGCGCCCAGCGACAACCGGCTCTACCTCGTGCCCGTCTACATCGGCGACGGGCGCGACGCGATCCTGCTCACCGTGCGCTACTGGGCCGAGTTTTTGCGCGGCCCGGACGGCACCTGCGCGTTCTGCCACGGCGACCCCTGCGCCGAGCAGTCCGGCCCCGCCACGCTGATCAGCAACTTCTACGCCCGCAACCCCGGCATCGAAACCTGCCCCGTGTGCAACGGCCGCCCGACATGATGAGCCCCGAGCACTCCATCTCCGGGGCGCTGGCCGGCTACGTGGCCAGCGTGGCCTTCGAGACGGCCGTGGGTGTCGAACTGCACTGGGCCATCCCGCACCTGGTGGCCGCCTTCACCGCCGGGTGGGCCAACTGGCCCGACTGCGACTCCATCAAATCCACCGTCACCACCTCCCTGGGCGTGTTCACCCGCGCCCTGCACCACCTGGTGTGCCTGATCTGCGTGGCCGTCTACTTCGGCACCCGCACCGCCGCCGACCCCGACGACGCGCCGATCGTGCACCGCGGCGCCACCCACACCTGGCCCGGTGCGCTGGTCATGGGCGCCCTGGTGGCGCTGGTGTGCGCCATCTGGCCGCACTGGGCGGTGCCCATCGTGGCCGGCATCTCCCTGCACTGGGCCACCCGCGGCATCTACATCCCCAACGCGATCGACAAGCCCATCGGCAAGTCCCGGCTCAAAGACAAAGGCCTGCTGGCCCGGCTGGCGACGGTCATCTACTACCGCATCGGGCTGGCCATCCGGCATCTGGCGATCGACCTGCTGCAACTGATCTCCCCCGCGCACCGCCTCGGTAAGCACATGCGCGCCATGGGCCGCTCCGGCGCGTTCGCCGTGTGCCTAGGCGTCGGGTTCTACCTGGCGTGGATGACGCCCCTGGACACATCCTGGGCGGGCCTACTGGGCGGGTGCGCGGTGCTGGGCATCCTCGTGCACATGCTGGGCGACTCGGTCACCGAGTCGGGCATCTGCTGGCTGTTCCCGTTCGTTCACCCGCGCACCGGGCGGCGCTGGGAACAGATCAAGCTGCCGAAGTGGCTGGCGTTCAAAACCGGCCGGGCCTTTGAGTACGCCGTCGTCGCGCCGCTGTGCATCGCCGGGTGCGTGTTGACCATGCCGGGCGGCTGGACGTTCGTCCACACCCTGGTTGCAGCGTGGCGGCCGGGCGCGAATGTGGCCCTGGCGTTACCGTTCGCAACATGCCCGCCACTGACAGCAAGGACGATGCGGCGGCCACCGTGCGCCGCACCCGCGCAACCACCCCGAAGGCGCCCCGCGCCTCGACCGTCGAACAGCCATCCGGCCCGGTCACGGCCACCGGGAGCCGCTCGATCGGCATCACCTCGGACTCGCCGCGCCCGCCAGCGGTCCTGACCGGCTCATTCGTCGCCGGGCACACCTCCTCGGGGGACTACGCGGTCGCCCAGGACGACGCCTACGCCTCCACCTACCCGCGCGGCGCCCGCCAAGCGGTCACCACCAAGGTGTGGACCCGCGGGCAGTTAGTGCACCGCGACTACTACGACCGCCACGGCGGGGACAACGCCCCTAACGACCCGTCCAAGGCCACCCCGGACAACGAGCCCGGCGGCGGGCTGCCGATGCCGTCGTGGCCGTAGTCACCGTCGCGCAGGTCAACGCCTACCTGTCCAACCCGCCGTGGTCGGCGGCCCAGGAAGCGGCCTGCGCTGAGCTGATCGACCGCCGCACGGCCGAGCTGGCGCGGTATTTCGGGGTGCCCATCGAGCCCGGCCCGGCGACCACCGAGACGGTGCCTGTGCTGTGTTCGGGGGTGCTGTCCACCCGGTTCCCGGTGTATCAGGTGCTGTCCATCGACGAGGTGGCGGTCACCGGGGGCCTGTTCGGGTGCGTGCTGCCCGACCCGTATCACTGGTGGGATCCGCATTGGCTGGCCCGGCCCCCGGCGCTGGAGTACCAGGCCTGCTATTCGTCGCGCCCGTTTTCCCTGGAGTACGGCATCGGTCCGGCGCCCAGCGCGGCCGTCGTCTACCGCCCGGGGTGGGGGCCGTGCGCGGACATCACCGGGGCGATCATCGCCAAGGTGGCGGCCACGATGCTCAACCGTCACGACGACACCGTCACCGCCCGCGCGCTGGACGAGAAAGCCCCACCGTCGCTCAAAGAGGACTGGACTGACGCCGACTACAAGGCCCTGAAGACCCGACGCCGCCCGGTGGGTGCCCGATGATGACCGTCACCACCACTGGCCTGGAGGATGTGCGCGACCGCTTCCAGGCGATGTGGGCCCGCGGGCAAGACCTGTCCCCCGCGTGGGAGGTGTTTTTGACCTGGTGGGCGGTCGGTAACAAAGAGCATTTCGCCTCCCGCGGCGCCCGCTGGCGCACCCCGTGGAAACCGCTGGCGCCGCGCACAATCCGCGACAAGCGCGCCCAGGGCTGGATCATGGATCCGATGGTGCGCACCACCCGGCTGCGGGGCGAGTTGGTGCGCCGGCCGCTGGGCGTGGAACACATCACCGCATCCACGGTGACCGCCGGCACCGACATCGAGTACGCGATCTTTCACCAGCGCGGGGCGCCGCGGGCGCACCTGCCGCGGCGCAAGCTCATCGACGCCGACGCGGTGGCCCGGGAGGGCGCCATCGGGTCGGTGATCGTCACCTGGATCGTTAACGGGGTGCCGGACATTTCCGGCGCGCTGCGTCTGGAGGGATAGTGGCCTGCCCGTTTTGTGACCGCATCGCCCGCCAAGAGTTCGACCCGAAAACGGCCGACTCGATGGTGGTCACGTTCGAGCCGCTGACCCCGGTGACGCCGGGGCATCTGCTGGTGGTGTCGCGCTCCCACATCCGCAACGCGCACGAGGATCCGATCACCGCCGGGTTCGCCATGCAGAAGGCCGCCTCGCTGGCCCGCGGGGGCGACTACAACATCATTACCTCGATTGGTCCGGCGGCCACCCAAACCGTGGATCATCTGCACGTCCACTTGGTGCCGCGCAACTGGGGTGATGGGCTGGGACTGCCGTGGCACGATCCGGGGGCCTCGTGATGGCGGTCATCGATATTCACGACCAGCTGCGCGCCGCGGCGATAGCGGCCACCGTGGACGCCGAGACGAAAATGCTGTTCGGCTTCCACCCGTTTCGTCGGGAGCCGGAGTCCCCGGCGATGCGCATGGTGCGCGACGCCGCCTACTGGGGCGCCCCGGTGGGCACCCCCATCTCCCGGTTGAAGCGCAAGCTCAAGCGCGCCACTGAGAGTGAGGCCGACCGCAAAAAGCGCTTCGACATGGCGTGGCGGGCGCTGCACTCCGATGACCCGGAGCTGCGGATGCGCTGGTGGCGGGGGGAGGACATCTGATGCCCGCCGGGCTGCGCGCCCAGATCTACACCCGGTATCGCACCGGGCGCCACAACGGGTTCATCCTCTACGGCCAGCTCAGCGACGCCGCCAGCGACGAGGATCACTACCTGGCCACGTTCAATACTCCCGAGCAGGCGATCACCGCACGCAACGCGCTCAACGGGCTGCACGTGCCCGAGCGGTGGAATGCGATCGGGCGACTGCTCTACCCGCGCGCCGACGACCTGGTGGTGTTCCTCGACGACTTCATCGGCGTGTGCCCCACCCCGGCGGTGGCCGCCGCCGTTGCATTGGCGGTCAATCGTGCCTGAGCACGGCACCAAGGCGGCGCGTGACGCGGTGGCCGCTCTGCTCATGGCCGATCTGCCGCCGCGGATCGACGCCATGACCGAGCTGTGGTCGTTGCAGGAGGCTTCGATCCCGTGGCCGGGGCAGGTCACCTCCGGCGAGACCGCCGACAATGTGTTGGATCACCGCTCGGACACGTGGATCGAGGTCATCGCCCCGCGCCTGCTGCCCCGAACCAAGATTGTCGGCATCACCGTGGACGGGCAGCTAGTGCACCGCTACCGGTACTCGGCGCGCATCTACGTGTGGGTGTTGGCCGACCGGTGGCAAGACGCCCTGGACCGGCGCGACCGGCTGTGCACCGCGGCGCGCGACTCCCTGCTGACCTACCCGACGTTGGCCATCCCGCCGGCTTACGGGGACACCGGGTTTTTGGTGCACAACAACACGATCTCTGAGGAGTTCGCCGAGCCCTACCGCATCGGCGGGCGCAACGGCGGCTCACCTCGGGTGCGCGCCGCGGGCCTGCTGGCTTATGAGATCGACCACGAGTACGCCACCGGCCTGCCGGACACCACTGGCCCGCTGGGCACCTTCGACACCTTCGATTTGACCGTGACCCTGGCGCCCTACACGCACCCGATTGGAGCTTGACGTGCCCACCGCGAAAAAGGCCGACAAGACCACGCTGATCAACCCGGGTAGTTCGGGGGTGGTGTACGACAAGGCCGGGCACAGTCTCGGCGGCGGGGAGTCGGTCACAGTCGACGGTATCGATGCGGTGGGCCGGGCCGCGGTGGCCGCGGGATGGCTGCTGTGCCGCAACGACGACTAGGCGGCGCGTCGCAGACGGTGGCGTGCCGTCACTCTGCGATGATCCGGCCGTGACACAGGCTGGGAGGGCGGCATGACCGTAGGAGTAACCGTCACACGGGCCACGGCCGCCGGATCGCTGTTCCCGGTGCCTGTCCCCTCGGCGTCGTATTTCGTGGCCGGACTGGCCGAACGGGGCCCGTCTGTCGACGTGGTGCGGGTGACGTCGCTGGCCCAGTTCGAGGCCACCTACGGGGCGCGCCCGTCCTACGGCAACCTCTATGACGACGTGGCCACCTACTTCGGGGAGGGCGGCGGGGAAGCCTACGTCGCCCGGGTGGTGGGGCCGTCTGCTACCGAGGGCAGCCTGAGCACACCGCTGGTGGACCGGGCGGGCACCCCGGTCAACACAATGCAGGTCACCGCCAAGGGGCCGGGCGCGTGGTCGAGCGGACTGACGGTGCAGGTGCTGGATGGCACCGTGCCCAATACCTTCACCATTTCGATCAAGTACCAGGGCGACGAGATGGAGCGCTACGCCAACCTGGCATCCCCGCAGGATGCGGTCACCAAGATGGCCGGCTCGCTGTGGGTGAAGGTCACCGACCTGGCTAGCGCCACCACCGCGCCCAATAACAACCCGGCGGTGGCTGCGGCGACCGCACTGTCGGCCGGCACCGATGACCGGGCCAGCGTGGACGCCACCGACCTGGTGGCCGCCTTGACCCGGTTCGGGCCGCAGTACGGCGACGGCTGCGTGGCCCTGCCTGGTGGCGGGGATTCCACGCACGCCGGGCTGATCGCCCACGCGCAGGCCAATAACCGCACCGCGATCCTGGCCACCGCGCGCGGTGCCGGGTCCACCCAGTTGGCCACCTTGGCCAACACCCTGGACAGTGAGTACGCGGGCCTGTTCGCGCCGTGGGTGCAGACCCGTGACCCGTATGGCGGGCTGCGCTCGATCCCCCCGGATGGCTACGTGGCCGCGGTGCGGGCGCGGGCGCATCGCGAGGTGGGGCCGTGGCAGGCCCCGGCGGGTGACCGGTCCCGGTCCAACATTGTGGTCGCCCCGGATCAGATCTTCGACCAGGTCACCGCGGGCGCTCTGGAGGATGCGAAGGTCAACCCGATCCTGCCCGTGCCGGGCGGGGTGCGCCTGTATGGGTGGCGGTCGCTGAGCAGTGATCTGCTCAACTGGCGGCTGCTCACCGGCATTGACGTCATCAACCGCATCGTGGTTGAGGCACAAAACCAGATCGATCCCCTGCTGTTTTCCACGATCGACGCCAAGGGCCACCTGCTGACGAAGGTCGAGTCGGCGTTGATCGGCATTGTGCGCCCGATGGCGGACGCGGGCGGGCTGTACCCGTGGATTGACTTCGACTCCACCGGTAACCCGGTGTCGGTGGACCCGGGGTATCAGGTCACCACCGACCAGTCTCGCGAGGTGGCCAGCGCAAACATGGTCATCGCCACGGTGGCGGTGCGGGTGTCGCCGACTGCGGTGCTCGTGTCGCTCACCGTGACGAAAGTCGGCGTCACGCGACGGTTCTAGGAGGTTTGTGTCGTGACCACAAAGGCTGCGGCCCGCCAAGGCCTGGTAACTGTCGCCGCGCTGGGTAATCGCACGTTCACCCAGCGCACCGGGGGCGAGAAAAAGTCCGACTCGGTGAAGTGGCGCGACGGCGGGTCGGTCACCCCCAGTGTCACCGCCGGCCCACCCGAGACCGGCGACATCACCCTGACCAACGGCTACGACCCCGACGTAGACGGCCCCATGCTGTCCAACCTGCTCCTCCAAGTGGGCATCCTGCGCACCACCATCAGCCAAGCCTCCCTCTACGGCGACATGACCCGTGTGGCCGGGGCCAAGCCGTTCGTGTGGACCGACGCGGTGCTCACCTCCGTCAAGGTGCCCGAAACCGACGCCAACTCCGGCGAGATCGCCACCTACGAACTGGTGTTCTCCCCCGCCGACGTGGCCTGACCCGCTGGGCGTTGCGGGCTGGCCTCGGCGGGCGTGTCCTCACGGGTCTGCCGAGGCTGGCCCGGAATGCCCAATCCCGTGAGGAGATCCAGAGATGACGGCTGACGCTGTCTACGACCCCACCGCCCAACCCCGCCATTACGACTTCAGCGACACCCCAGCGCCCGAGGTGCCCTCCACGCTGGATGACCTGCGCGCCGCGCTGGCCGCCTCCGAGCAGGCCGCTGAGGAGGCATTTCCCACCCACGTGCTGTACGGGCCGGGCAAGTTCATCCGCATCACCTGCTCCACCGAGCTGGACCACGACGACTGGAAGCGCATCCAGATGGCCGCGATCCCCCAGCAGTACCGGGGCAACCGGCGCCGCGGCGGCATCCCCGACGTCCGCAAGCTCAACGAGGCCGTGGCCTGGGCCAACCTGATCGGCCAGCAGGCCGTAGAAGTCGCCATCCGGGTGGGCGACACCGACGAGTACAAACCGATCGAGCACACGGGCGACGACGGCCCGTTCTCCGACCCGAAACTGCTGGCCCAGTTCGGCGCCGCCGAGCCCGGGGTGGCGGTGCGCAACATCTTCGTCAAAGATCCGTTTTTGCTGCACGCCGGCACCGAGCTACAAAACGCCTGCGGCTACGGCGAGCGTCGCCCCGGTGAGCCCGCCGACGAGGACGAGTCGGACCCTACGTAAGCCCGCGAGATCAGCGCCGCGAGGACACCATCGAGTTTTTGGCCAGCCTGCCCGTGGTCCAGGAGGCCGCGATCGTGGCGCGCATCTTCCGGGTTGATCCGGCCGGGCTGCTCGACGACGACGGGGACGAGTGGCCGATGCTGGTACGCCTGGCCGCGGCCCGGTATGTGGCGCGCCAGGAAGACAAGGCCGCCAAAGAGGCCCAAGCCAAGCTGCGCCGCCGCTAGCGTGTCGCGCCCCACCCCACCTAGCTGCGCTGACACCATCGCAGGCGACGTGCGGGAGGTGATCAGTGGCTGAGGAAAACGTCCATATCCATGGGGAGATGGACGACGAGATCTCTCATGCGCTGAACAAAACCCGCGACGCCGCCATGGAGGCCGACGCCGCGCTGGGCCAGCTAGGCCGGGGGGCCACCAAGGCCGGCACCGAGATGGACCGCGGCATGTCCAAGGCCAAGCGGTCCACCGACCGGGCGCGCGATGCCGCGGGCCGGTTCATCCCCGTGGCACACGGTGCGGGGACGGCCGCCGAGAAGGCCGGGGCCAAGGCCGCGATCGGGTCTAAGGGTTTCGACCAGTGGACCAGGAAGGTCAATAAGGCCGCCCGGTCGGTGGGCGGCTTGTCGGCCATGATGATGGTGATCAAGTGGGGCACCCTGCTCACGGGCGGGGTGGCCGTGGTCGGCATGCTCTCGGCGCTGGCCGCCGGGGCCGTGATGGCCGTGGGGGCCCTATCGCCCATGGTCGGGGTGGTGGGCGCGCTCGGTCCTGGGCTAGCGCTCATGGCCGCCACCATGGGCGTAATGAAGATATCCGGCGAGGATGTCAAAGCATTATTCGTCCCCCTGGGTAATGAGTTCAAGGCGATGCGCTATGAAATCACCCAGGGGTTGGTGCCCGGTATCCAGCAATTCTCGACCCTGGTTAAGAACGGCCTGCTACCCACCATTAAGAGTGGCCTGGTCGGCTATTCGTCAGCCTTGGGCGATGCCGCGGTTAAATTCGGTTCGCTGATCTCGTCGCAGCGCAACGCGCGCATCATCGGTGTTATCTTCAACGGGCTGCGGCCCATTGTTCTGCTGCTCGCCGACGCCGCCGGGCGCCTATTCGGGGTGTTCCTCAACCTCACCGAGGCCGCGCTGCCCATGGTTACCGACATGGCCCAGGGCTTCGACAACGTGGCCATGAAGCTGGAGCGCTGGTCAACAGCGATGACCGACTCCGGCCGGGCGCAGGCCTGGATGTCCCGGTCGTGGAACCTGATGAAGTCGGCCGGGCGCACCCTGCGCGACGTCCTGGTTGGCCTCTACAACATTTTCCGGCTCGCCGGGCAGGTGGCTCGCGAGGAGTTCGCCGGGGGCATGGGCGCGGGCGCGGCCCGGTTCCGGGCGTGGACCGAGTCAGCCGAGGGCACCACCAGGATCCTGAAGTTTTTCCACGACTCGGCACCCGTGTTGCGCGAAACCGGCAAGATCCTGGCCACCATCGGGCGCGGCCTGGGTAGCTTCTCCGACCAGCCGGGCTTGGCCAACCTGCTCAAGCAGATCAACGACCAGCTGCTACCCGCCATCGGGCATTTCCTGTCCAACTTCACCAGCGAATCCGGGCTGGGCCCGGCGCTGGTGGGGATGTTCTCCTCGTTGTTCGACGTGCTGTCCAACATCCCCCTATCCGGGTTGACCGACCTGGTCAAGGCCATCGGCGGGTTGCTGGAGGGCATCAAGTGGCTCATCGATAACGTGCCCGGCCTGGGCCCGGCCATCGGAATTTTCTTGACCTTGTGGACCATCGCGGGGGCGGCGCTGAAGGTCACCGGCATGGGCATGAAGGCCTTCAAGTGGATCACCGACGCTGCCGCCGGCACCAAAGATCTGTCCCTGGCGCAGAAGGGCCTCAAGCTGGTCCTCAAAGGCGCCCCGGGGTGGCTGGGTGCGGCGGCGGATGCGCTGTACGCCTTCGGGGT